GTCCCGCTGGTACCTCTGGGGTCATCCATCGTATGAGGGTGCTAAAAAGATCATCACAAAGAAGTTTGGGGTTACTTTTGACAAAGTTCCCTAGCAGAGTATCCAATTAGAGTCATTGGAAGACTAGATGATTCCAATGCACGTTGTGCCACAGTCGCAGGGTTTTTCATACCACCGATGGTTAGTATATCACCAGGTTGGTTATAAGGAGGAGTAGTTCTAGAAGCTCTAAGTTTTTCGGCAGTAGCACAAAATGCCTTAACATCATTAGGGTTTGATTTGCTAATCTTATCCATTTCCAACTCTCTTTCCTTACTGGTTTTCAGAGCATCGGTTCTTTTCTTAACAACATCCCTTAAAAAGGGTGAGTGGTTCTTGAATTCTCCAATTCCCGACACCTTCAAGAAGTGTGGTCCAGTCCTGGGAATAAGACCAGCGAAGAAGGCGGCGGCTGAAGAGGACGATGAACAACAAGAAAGTACGCACATAGCAAGAACAATGTTTGCCATCTTATACATTTATCACTTATTTAATTTTGCGAGTTCCAAAGCACGTTTCACAAACGCCTTATCCCGTTTAATCTTAGGATCCGCGGCAATAAGACGCAACAACGTGGCAGTGGGGATCTTGGGGGTGTTTCCCGTTGGTTTAGGCATCTTCTTCAACTTTTTCTTCGCATCCTGAAGTTGTTTCACACCTGGCATTTATTATGGGCGGAGACCTTTTTTCGCGAGAGTCGCCTTGAGCTCAGCCATAAGTTTGGCACGCTTATTGTTTAGCATGGGTTTCCTAGGTGGAGGAGGAGGGGGTGGGGGTGGAACACGAGCGCCTTGAGGCCTGGGTGTCGCCACAGGAGCAACTACGGTTTGACAGATACGAATAACTTTTTGGGCGTTCTTCACACTGTTCTCAAAGTTCATAGTAATCTTAGCGCGAAGTTCCCTGGCGGTAAGTTTCACACGCTTTCCGTCGACAGTCTTAGTGACACGAAGACCGAGCTTCTTAGCTTTATTTTTCAGGTCCCTGTACTGCATATACTAGTACACAAGAAAATGATAAAACGTCTTGATGTCTCCGTCATTGATCAACTTCACAAATTCTTGATCACTTTTCGTGAACATAAGTGGGTTTGGTGATGCCATCGTAAACGCGCGATCGATTGTTATACCAACCTGATCCAAGTATGTGAGTAAGTTTACGATTTGTTCATAAGGTAATACGTCCATAGCAATTCTAAATTTTCCCACTGAGAAGTCATATTCACTTTCACTCTTCTTAATGAGCAATTGTCTTTTTATAAATTTTTCTAAATCAGTTTGTGGATTGACCCCTATCTTTATATCACACCTGAGATACTCCATCAAGTCTCGAACACCGTGTGCGACCAGTTTTACAAAACTGCGTTTCTCTGGTGTCATACTTACAATGTATAAAGATAAATTATGAAATTAGGGTAAGATGAGTGATGTACATGAACTTAAAATACTTATTCATAAGGTTCTACTACCGAGGATTAGACAACTTGAGGAAGAGGTTTCATCATTGAGAAAACACACTTGGCCATATGTCCAAAGTAATCGTGAGAAACATCAACTTGACGACATCGAGGTGAAGAAGGACTTTTTCAAACATCTCGATGAAGATACGATTAAGGAACTTTTACTTGAAAAGGCGAAACTGACGAGGACGCCAGGATTCCACAGGAGAGAATACGATCTGACGAATAATTTTTGTTGACGTACTATAAATGGGACTTGTGTTTTCTTTGATCCCGGGTCTTGATATGCCTAAAATCCCATTTATTTCTGACATCTTCAAAGGAGATGATAAGCCTATGAAGATTGAGTGGCTTGCTGCTTATATATGTGGAATCTTATGTTCTATACTTGTGGTGTACGGTGTTATGAAGATGCCATTCAAAACACCACCAATGCTCGCAGCTGCGTGTATATGCTCATCTTGTTGCAGTTCATCAACTTCGCGCGTTGTAACCGACGTTAAAAAGCGTATTTAAAAAAAGTCGTCTGTCCTGTACATATTCACCACGAATGAACCAGTCTTACCAGTTACCGAGACTGTTTCATTTCCGTATAACTCTTGGCATCCAATATCTTCCATACAGTCGCGACCACTGTGACTCACTGGAATGGGGTATAGGTTCTCACCTCCAGTGGTTGTATAATAGTTGTAACGATCACGGCGACCACGAACTTCCTTACCATAGAGTGGTAGGGTTTCACCGGACCCAGTGAGTATACCCATCTGTTGCATACGACCAGGTTTATATTTCTTGATAGGTGGCCCTCTGAACTCAGGTTCGCGCCGAATCTCCTGAGAAGGTAAAGGCCTTTGGGGTACCATCATCGTAGGAACTTTGACTGGGACCTTGACAACCCGGGGATTTTGGATGAGATAAACAATGACCACGACCAACGCGACAAGGATCACCCATAACAGTTGAGTCTTTGTCTTGTTCTTCATTTACTATAGTTAAGGAAAATCTTTCACTTAGAGACATGAAGGTGTTGGCGATTGACATTGGTTATCATAATATGGGTCTTGTCTTAGCAGAGTCTTTATCTGGACCAAAAATTGACGTAGAATATATAAAGAAGGTAAGTCTCGAAGACTATAAATACATCCACTCAAATGATTTCGTAGACACTATTCCTTTATTTGTAGAAGATCACCGAGACCTATTCGACAAAGCTGAAAAAATCCTCATAGAGAGGCAACCTCCCGGGGGATTCCAGAATATCGAGATACTTCTACATTACATGTTCAAAGATAAGGTTTCTTTAGTTTCACCTGTGAGCATGCACGTACATTTTGGTATGAGACATCTAGACTATGACCAAAGAAAGGAAAGAACTGTCTCCATCGCTGAGAAATATATCGATGGAGACATCCCCTATGAGAGAAAACACGACATCGCCGATGCGTTATGTATGATCCTGTACCACAATTTTAAAAGTTGTGTACACTTCTTTGATCAATTTAAGTTCTCTCCTCGTGCAAAATCTTGAGTGCGTTCATGACTGTCTCAAACATATCGAAAACTTCAGCGGTATTCCGCCTTTCAATAGCTTCCCCGAGTCTCTTGATGTTATAGTCGAATGATTTCTTCTCCTTGACGATTTCATTCAACTTGATATCCAATGCTGCGACTTTATCATCGATGAACTTGGTCGTCTTTTCGATGGTCGCATCAAGTTTTTCAATTTCTTGGATGTAAAGGGTTTTATGTTTTCTAAGGATTTCTCGCTTCATTTCAGATTCACTGCGATCAATTTGAGTTTCGAGACGTTCAACCTTCTCCTCAAGTTCTTCGATATTCGTGACATATTCTCGTTGGTAAATCTCTTTAGCATTTTTCAAGCGATCGATTTCGTTACGAAGTTTGGTATCCATGACTATTTTACCTTAGCTTCATAACTTTAAGTGTTTGGTTCAAATCCTTTGTAAATTCTTTAAAATGTCCAAGTCGGTACTGCACAAATGCCCAAAGTGCAAAGAAGAGGGTTTTGGTCAACTTGTTCACTTCATTGTCTTCCATCTTATAGATTGGGCCAACTAGGCGTCCCATGAATGTTTCATCCTTGTGTTTTCCTGTCATGAACATCTCCGCTTGAGTGAGTGCACAAGTATCGTCATTCACCGACCAATGATAAAAAAGGAATGGAATGAGCATTGAATAAAATTCGAGGTTCTTCTGGTTGTTTGTGAAAGGGACAATTAGGATAGCCAAGAGAAAGATGACGTGCATGAAGAATATTATGTTCATCTATTATAAGATGTCAGAAGAAATTAATATGGAAGAAACGTGGAATGAATATCATGAGAACGTGTTACGTCAATGGGGTGAGGCGTGTGCGTGTTACAGATATATGCATCATCGCTCTTTTCTGATGTATAAAAAGTTGAGTCTGCGTTTTAATTTACCAGTCATCGTCTTATCGACCATCACGGGTACTGCAAACTTTGCGCAGAGTACTTTACCT